GAATTAACAATCTTATGTAATCTGAACTTTTAGTTCTAATTACGAAAATGACCCCGGAGGGAAACTTCCGGGGTTTATTTTATTCTAAAATAAATAGCAATAAAGGAGGATTAACATGTCAGTTGTTGATAATAGACCAGAAAATATGAATTTTCTTTCACCACTTAATTTTAAATTTCAGATCAAAAGAACACCATCACTAAACTTCTTTGTGCAAAAAGTCAATCTTCCTGGTTTGACATTGCCAAATATAGATGAAAATACCCCATTGATTCGTATTCCATATTCAGGTGATCATTTGCTTTTTGATGAGCTTGTGGTAACATTTAAAGTGGATGAAAATTTAATAAATTATATGGAAATACATAATTGGCTTAGAGGTTTGGGCAAGCCTTCATATGAAGAATATAAAAATCTCAAGTCAAAATCTATATACACTGGTGAATCACTTAATTCAGATATATCACTTTCAATTCTTACAAGCTATAAAAATCCAAATTATGAAGTTATATTTACAGATGCATTTCCTGTTTCATTGAGTGGTATTGATTTTACAACCACCGCAGAAGATATTTCATATCTAGAAGCAACTGCTACTTTCAAATATTTAACTTATACCATCAAAAAAACAAATTGACAATTGTTCTTATTTAGTTTATAATATACTATTATTGATTAATGGAGATATTTGTGAATTTTGAAGAACTTTTCAATGAGTGGGATAAAGATTCAGAACTAGATAAGACTAGATTGGATGATGAATCTCTGAAAATTCCAAAGCTTCACCATAAGTATTATCGCCTTTTTGTGGTTGAGAAATCAAAACTGAGACAGTTTGAAGGTGATATGAAAAAGCTTAAACTTGAAAAACATGAATTTTATAGTCAAGGGCATAATGATGAAACCAGAGCAAAAGGATGGAAACTTCCAGCTAAAGGAATCATTATTAAGAATGATGTTCCCATGTATGTAGAGGCGGATACAGATGTGATAGACTTATCACTTAAAATTGGTGTTCAACAAGAAAAAATTGAATTTCTTGAGTCAATCATAAAGACCTTAAATAATAGAGGTTATAACATAAAAACTGCAGTTGAATTTATTAAATTTGTGAATGGATCATAATGGATACGGTAACTATAAGAAAATATGATGAGGTATATAATAAAATAGTCTGTGATCCAGGTATTGCCATGGAACTTGCAGATCATTTTACGTTTGAAGTGCCTGGTGCAAAGTTTATGCCTACTGTTCGTAATAAGATATGGGATGGAAAAATAAGACTTCTTAATCCACTCACATGTCTACTTTATTCCGGATTAGCAGAAGAAGTCATAAAGTTTTGCCAATCCCGTAAATATGAATGTGAATTAGATGGAATCTCTAGTGATGAAGAGTTTTCAATCCATGAAGCACAAAAAAGGATAGAATCTCTAGGATTGACTAAAACTCCCAGAGATTATCAATTAGATGCATATGTACATGCAATCAGAAAAAGAAGAGCAGTACTGCTCTCTCCAACAGCATCTGGTAAATCACTCATAATATATCTCATAACAAAACATTATAAAGAAAAAACTCTTATCATAGTTCCAACTACATCTCTTGTTCATCAAATGGCATCCGACTTCAAAGACTATGGTCTAGAAGAAGAATGCCACAAGATTATGAGTGGTGAAGAAAAGATTACAAATAAAAACATTGTGATTTCAACATGGCAGTCTATATATAAACTTCCACAAAGTTGGTTCAATCAATTTAAATTAGTGATTGGAGATGAAGCACATCTATTTAAAGCCAAATCTCTCACTACTATTATGACTAAACTACCCAATTGTAAATACAAATATGGTTTTACAGGGACCTTAGACGGCACCGATACTAATAAGTTAGTATTAGAAGGGCTGTTTGGTCCGGTCAGAAAAGTTACAACCACAGCAGAACTCATGAATAAGGGAACTGTGGCTCAATTGCTAATTAAAGCATTGGTTCTTAAATATACCAATGAAGATAAAAAACTTGTAAGCAATTATGACTATCAAGCTGAACTAGATTTTATAGTCACTAATCCAAAAAGAAATAATTTTGTTAAAAATCTAGTTCTTTCACTTAAAGGTAATACCCTTGTATTCTTTAACTTTGTTGATAAACATGGTAAAATTCTATATGATTTAGTAAAATCTGAAGCCAAAGATAGAAATGTTTATTTTATATCCGGTGAAGTAAGTGCCTTAGAAAGAGAAGAAATAAGAAAGTCAGTCGAGAATGATAGAAATTGTATTATCTTTGCTAGCTCTGGCACTAGTTCTACTGGTGTTAACATGGTAAATTTACAAAATATAGTATTCACAAGCCCATCAAAATCTAGGGTTAGAAATCTACAATCTATCGGGCGTGCTCTCAGAAAATCTGAAACCAAAGTAAATGCCACTCTTTATGATTTAGCTGATGATTTGACCTGGAAGTCAAAAAGAAACCACACACTCAATCACTTTATTGAAAGGATCAAAATCTATAGCTCCGAGTCATTTGACTACAAGATTTATAATATTGATCTAAACTAATCCATTATTTCCTTTTCCTCAATGCCTATTATACCTATACTATGAAAGTTGTCAACCATGAATTTAACCACTAGACCAAAAAAACATTACGTGAACAATGCTGATTTTGTTAAGGCTTTAAATGAATATAAAGAAAAACTTAAAACCAATCCAGAAGCCAGGATTCCAGATTATATTGGGATATGCATAAGCGCCATTTGTAACAAAATGGCAACACGCCCAAACTTCTCTGGATATACTTTTAAAGAGGAAATGATAGGTGATGCCATAGAAAATTGCCTTGAGGCAGTTGGCAATTTTGATCCTGCAAAATCCATAGAAAGATCCAGAACATCGACGGTTAATGCATTTGGTTATTTTAGCTGGATAGCATGGAATGCTTTCATTAGAAGAATAGCAAAGGAAAAAAAGCAGACTTATATTAAGTATAAGAATATGCAGAACCTACAAATATTTGATGACTCAACTGTAAATCCATATAATAATGAAGCTACAAATCAAATTATAGAGGAGTTCGAATCCAAGTTGACAAAAACAAAGAAAAGTGGTATAGTAGGGATAGAAAAATTTGTTGATAACGATTAAGGACTATCATGGAAATAGCTATTATAGCCGATACTCACTGGGGCATTCGTGGTGACAATTTAACATTTATGAATGCCACTAAAAAATTCTTGGATGATATTTTCTTCCCTGAACTTGATAAAAGAAATATCAAATGTGTTGTTCATTTAGGGGATTTATTTGATCGTCGAAAGATGACAAATACAATTACAGCACATCGTTTAAGAAAAGATTTCATCCAGCCAATGATTGACCGTGGCATTGATTATCATCAAATTATTGGTAATCATGATACCTACTATAAAAATACAAATGAAGTAAATGCTGTTGATGAGTTCTTCAGTTTTAATAGTATGAAAGTATATCGTGATCCTATCGAAGTAAAACTTTTTGATGAAAAAATTTTAATGCTTCCTTGGATCTGTGATTCTAATAGAGAAGCAAGCATGAAAGCAATTGCTGATTCTAATGCTAGATACTGTTTCGGTCATTTAGAATTGGAAGGGTTTGAAATGTATCGTGGGCATTTTGCCACACATGGTGAAAAATCCACTTTATTTGATAAATTTGAATTGACTTTATCTGGTCATTATCATCATAAATCAAATAAGAATTCCATAGTATATGTAGGATCACATGCTCAATTTACATGGTCTGATTACGGTGATGATAGAGGATTTCACATTCTAAATTTACAAGATTCAGAGTTGACATTTATCAAAAACCCATATATAATGTTCAATAAGATCTTTTATGATGATGTAGGTGTAAAATCACTTGAACCTCTAATAAACAAAGATTGGAACATTTATAAAAATACTCTTTGTAAAGTGATTGTTCAAAATAAAACCAATCCTTATTGGTTTGATCTTTTTTGTGAAAAATTAGAGAATGCAAACCCAGTTGATTTCCAGATTGTGGAAGATCATCACAATTTAGACAATATTAATGAAGATGAATTAGTGGATGAAGCGGAATCAACCATGGATATTTTTAAGAAACATATATCCCAACTAGAAGATTCTTCAGTCGATGTAAAAAAACTGGAAAAAGTTATTACAGAACTTTATAATAAAGCTATATCAATGGGTGTAGAGTGATAGTATTTAAGAAAATCCGTTTTAAAAACTTCCTTTCAACAGGAAATCAATTTACAGAAATCGACTTATATAATTCTGGTAATACTCTTATTGTCGGAACAAATGGTGCTGGGAAATCAACACTTCTTGATGCTTTAACTTTTGGTTTATTTGGTAAAAGTTTTAGAAATATCAATAAACCACAACTTATGAATACTATAACCAAACGTGATCTTTTGGTAGAGATTGAATTTTCAATTGGTAAAAATAACTTCCTCATAAGAAGAGGAATGAAGCCCAATGTATTTGAAGTATTCTGTAATGATTCACTTCTCAATCAATCTGCTGAGATGCGAGACTATCAAGAAATTCTTGAAAAGCAGATTTTGAAATCAAACTATAAAACATTTTGTCAGGTTGATATTCTTGGATCGGCTTCATTTGTTCCATTTATGCAATTACCTGCCGCTCAACGAAGAGCTGTAATTGAAGATTTACTTGATCTACAAGTATTCAGTAATATGAACGTTCTATTGAAAGAACAGATTCAGCAAAACAATCAAGATATTCTAGAAAATTCTTATAAAAAGAAAATTATTGATGAAAAGATGAAGTTCCTCAAAGATCATCTTGAAGAACTTACAAAAAAGAGTGCAGCTTTTATTGGGGAAAAGAAAAATACTATCCAAACCCTTAAGGAAAATATTGTCGAGAAACAAAAAGATATTAGATTAAATAATGCTAATATTAATCAATTAGTTTCCTCAATTAAACATATTGACTATTCTACTGTAAAAACAAAACTCTCAAAATTTGAAACTTTGAAAATTGAATTAAATTCTAAAATGGATTTACTTAATAGAGAAATCCATTTTTTTGAGAATCATGAACATTGTCCAACATGCAATCAAAATATTGACTCTAAGCTTAGTTGTGATAAAATTGAGAATGGGCAAAAAAGAATCAAAGAACTTGATGCTGGTTTGATAAAACTTAATACAATGATTTCAGAAATCAGAGATTCAATTATGTTTTATGATTCTACAAATGCAATTATTATTGCGCATAAAAATACTATTAATTCAATAGAATTGAGTATCAAGCAAGTTGAATGGAAAATTTCCTCAATTGAGGAAGAAATCAAAGCAGCAAGTGAAAATATTTCCGATTCATCTGATTTAAAAATTGTTGATTTGGAAAAAGAACTTGCTGATGTTGCTAAAGAACATAATGATCTTCATGAACATAGATCAGTACTATCTCATGCTGCATCCCTACTAAAAGATGGTGGTATTAAAACCAAAATCATAAATCAGTATATTCCAATTATTAATAAGCTAATTAATAAGTATCTATCTTCTATGGATTTCTTTGTTGATTTTCAATTGAATGGACAGTTTGAGGAAACAATTAAATCCAGACATCGTGATGAATTTAGTTATGCTTCATTTTCAGAGGGTGAAAAACAACGAATTGATCTTGCTCTACTCTTTACATGGAGATCAATAGCCAAACTTAGAAATTCAATGAGTACAAATCTATTAATTTTGGATGAGGTATTTGATTCAAGTCTGGATAACAATTCAACCGAAATGCTTATGCAGATTTTAAATACCATAGGCTCAGAGTGTTCTCTCTTTGTGATTTCGCATAAAGATCATTTAATTGAGAGATTTCCAAATATTATTAGATTTACAAAAAATAAAAACTTTAGCAGAATTGAGGGACAATAATATGTTTTTATCTATGCTTTATAAACGAACTGCAACAGGTGCAGTTCAAACATGGGTTATTGAGGTTGAAGGTGATTCATGGAGAACAATTTCTGGTCAACACGGTGGCGCTATGGTCACCTCAACTTGGCACAAATGTTTTGCTAAAAATACTGGTAAAAAGAATGCTACCACAAATGAAGAACAAGCTGTAATTGAAGCAAAAGCTAAACATAAAAAGCGACTTGAACTTGACTATTTTGAAAGCATGGATGATATTGATAATGATATCTATTTTAAACCCATGCTTGCAGCAAAATATAAAGATCGTGTAAAAAAACTTGATTTTAAAAAGCAGGTATGGACACAACCCAAACTAGATGGGATGCGTTGTATTGTCACAATGTCTGGAATGTATTCACGAGCAGGTGAACAAGTTGTATCTTCACCGCATATTCATGAATATATGCTTCAGAATGGATTTTGGGATCAAGATGAATCTTTGGTCTATGATGGCGAGCTATATAATCATGAGTTCCATGAAAATTTCAATGAGCTCATGAGTATTGCTAGACAAACCAAACCAACGGCAGAAGATCTAAGCAAGTCAAAAAATCTATTACAGTACCATATCTATGATATCACTGGTGAAAAAGAAGAAACATTTAATGAACGATTTGTTTCCAAACCACACCAAAATAGCACATGCGGAACAATTCAATTTGTTCAAACCGATGAAGTCAATAGTCTTGAACAAATTGATGCTATGTATGAAAAATATCTAGAATTAAATTATGAAGGACAAATGGTCCGAGTCAATGATTTATATCATAATAAGCGTTGCAATACACTCTTAAAAAGAAAAGAATTCATTGATGAAGAATATAAGATTCTTGATATTGTTGAAGGTAATGGTAATCGTGCTGGTATGGCAGGTAGAATTACTCTTCAGAAGGAAGATAAGCGTACCTTTGGTGCTGGGATTAAAGGATCACATGAATATTGTAAAAAACTATTACTTGAAAAAGATAAGTATCTCAACAATAATTCAGAGGCAACCATTCGGTATTTTAAATTAACACCAGATGGAATTCCTCGCTTTCCTGTTGCTGTTTATCTTTATGAAAATGGTAGAAAGGAATAATGAAAGTTATTATTGCTGGAAGTCGTAAAATAAAAGATCCTGAAATAGTTTTAAATGCTATAGAAAATTCTGGCTATAATATAACTGAAGTTGTTTCTGGTAAAGCCAAAGGTGTTGATACCATAGGTGAGGCCTATGCTAATATGATGGAAATTCCAATAAAAGAATTTCCTGCAGAATGGACTAAATATGGTAAAACTATTGCTGGACCCATCAGAAATAAAGAAATGTCCTTATATGCTGATGCTGCAATTATAATTTGGAATGGTACCTCAACTGGTACTCATAATATGATCCAAAATATGAAAAAAGTTAAGAAACCATATTTTTTAGTGAAAGTTAAACAATGAACTTAATTGAATATACAGACCCAATTTTAAAAGAAATTAGCAAACAATTTGATTTTCAAAATCCACCATTTGACGCTCTTGAGTTCTCTCAAGAGCTAGTTAAGACAATGTATGATAATAATGGGATTTGTCTTGCCGCTATTCAAGTTGGAATCCCTCTTAGAATATTTGCTATGAGAGGAACACCAGAGAATTTTGTTTGCTTTAATCCAAGAATTGTGCAACCCTCAGAACAAATGATTCGACTTGAAGAAAAGTCATTGACATACCCTGGCTTATGTGTTAAAGTAAATCGACCACAACATTGCAGAGTAAGATTTGCTACTCCGAATGGTGAGGTTAGAACAGAAACATTTACAGGGATAACAGCTCGTGTATTTCAACAATCCATGGACTTTCTTGATGGGCAGCTATTTTACTCAGCTGCTAATTTTATTCATCGTCAGCAAGCTCTAAGGAAATGGAAGCGGTAAAGTGAATATTTTCTATCTATCAACTGATGCAGCCGAAGCCGCACAATGGATGGTTGATAAACATGTTGTCAAAATGATTCTAGAATCAGCACAACTATTATCTACAGCACACCGTATTTTAGATGGACTTGAAGTTTCCGGTAAATCCAAGACCGGTCGTAATGTAAAGCGTTGGGTACTAAATGATGGGCGTGAATCTATCATTTATACTGCTACTCATGTAAATCATCCTAGTGCTGTTTGGTGCCGGCAATCAATTGAAAATTATAATTGGCTTGTAGAGCATTTTCACGCTTTAGGTCAAGAATATACATATCGCTATGGTAAGACACACAAATGTTTTCAGGGTGATTTAGCATATATGCTATCTTCACCCCCAAACAATCTTAAGAACTATGAATGGACTAAAATGCCATCGGCTATGGCTGATGAGTATAAAATCAGCGATGATCCCTTGACAAACTACAGAAATTATTATAAAGTAGCAAAATCACGGATGCACTCGTGGAAAAATCGTCAACCCCCAGAATGGATTATATAATATGGCTAATTTTTTAGAAGAACATGGTTCTACTTTAATTGTGTTTGTTACAGGAACAATTGTACTTGTATCGCTAATCATCGGTGTCTCTATTAGTACTATGAATGGTAATCAGCATTATTATGATGGTATGGAAAAATGTATTAATGCAAAAGGAACATGGATCCCTCAACATAATGTTGGTATTTGTCTAGTAAATAAGGTGTAAAAAAATGACAAAATATTCACTCACATTTCAAGAAATTAATGCACTTACCAGTATTCAAAATAAGCTTTATGGTCAATCCAAGGAAATGGGTTGGCATGATAAACCACGTGAAATTGGAACTAGAATTGCACTTTGTCATTCTGAGCTTTCTGAAGCACTAGAAGGTGCTCGTAAAAATCTAATGGATGATCATTTGCCTTCTCGCAAGATGCTTGAAGTTGAACTAGCAGATTGTATTATTCGTATCTTTGATCTTGCCGGTAGTGAAGGTCTAGACGTTGCTGGTGCTATTGCTGAAAAGCATGACTATAATGCCAATCGTGCTGATCACAAGCGTGAAAATCGTGCAGCAGCTGGTGGTAAAGCTTTCTAAACATGCTACACGATAGTGAGCGTAGAACAAAAACTGGTGCACTTGGTGAAAAATTGGTTGCACGTTACTATCGCTCACTTGGTTTCACAGTTGAAGAATCATTAAATCTTAATGATAGCAAAAAAGATATGCTTGTAGGTAATAAAACATGTGAAGTAAAAACACAACAAGTTTGGCATAAAGAAAACTCTTTTTCTATCAGGGTAAATCAACTAAAAAAATGTAATGATGTTGATATTCTAATATTTGTGGAAACTCCTTCTAAATACAATCAAAATACCGTTCGACTACATGAAATGCCAAAAGATAAACGAAAAGTCAAAACACTTACAACATCAGATGGTCGAACAATGCACTTATTCTCTAAGAATAATGCTATTCTATTAAAAACTATTACTGATGAAGATATCGTAAAACAATTTGAACGATATTCACTTTCAAAATGGAAATAAAGATGGAAATTAAAGACACATCAAAAGATTACGAGGACTTAATTGGCTTTAAATCAAAAGAAACAATCCCTGTAAGTCTTGCTGAATTTCTTGGCGAGGAAATTGATACCAAACCAAGAATCAAACCAAAACCGGTGGATAAAGAATATCCAGAAGATTGGCAAAATCTTTTTGTGAATTTTAGATCGGAAGAAGATTATATTCAGTTCATGAAAAAAATCAATAAAAATCCAGATCCAAAAACATCTGTTTTTGTTTATACAAAAGATAAACAAAATAGTATCCTTGATTTTATGGAATCTTAATTATGCTGTTAGCTGAAACCGTTGAAGATCTTCAAAATGAATGGCGCAATCCATACCTTCAATGGTATGCAGCAGGTATGCCAGCATTTAATACGTACGATATTTCACCATATAAACAGATTAAACTTAAGTTTAAAACTATGGAAGATCGTCAAGCATTTGCCGACTATCTAGAATATCCATTGACAGAAAAAACAAATGTGATATGGTATCCAGATAAGGGTAGAGAGAAGAATATTATGAACAGGATTATTGAAGATGAATGATATCTATCATACTAGATTTCCAATTTATATTATTTCCAAAGGTCGGTGGGAGTCTAGGTATACTTCCAAGGCTCTAGAAAGCATGGGTGTTCCGTATTTCATTGCGGTTGAACCTCAAGAGTATGAGCAGTATGCTGCAGTCATTGATCCCAAAAAAGTTTTAACACTACCTTTTTCCAATCATGGTAAAGGTTCTGGACCAGCCCGTAATTGGTGCTGGGAACATTCGCAGGCTAATGGATTTAAACGCCATTGGCTAATGGATGATAATATTTTTGAGTTCTGGCGCTTTCATAATAACAAACGCTATAGAATTGGTCGTGGTTCTGCTTGTTTTAGATCAGTAGAAGATTTTGTTGATCGCTTTGAAAATGTTGCTCTAGCAGGACTTCAATACAAGTTCTTTTGTGTTGATGATTATCCTTATCCTCCTTATATTCTAAATACACGAATTATGTCATGCTTTCTTATTGATAACGATTGCCCACATAAGTGGCGTGGTCGCTATAATGAGGACGTTGATCTTTCTATTCGAGTACTTAAGGAAGGTCTATGCACAATGCTTTTCTACTCTTTTCTATGTGGTAAAGCAAGAACCGGCACAATTAAAGGTGGTAACACTTCAGAAATTTACAACAATTATCAAGAAGATGCATCACTAAAAAAGTCTCAAATGCTTCTAGAGATGCACCCTGATGTGGTGACTCTACAGGAAAGATATGGTAGAATCCATCATCAAGTTGACCTTGAAGCAATCATTAATAAAAATGGTCAACCTGCTAGACTAAATCCACTTATTCTCAAAAAAGATGTAAAAATTGTGAATAAAAATGATAACTACGGTATGAAACTAATTCGTGAGTTTGGCACTGATCAAGCTTATGAGGATACCGAATATTCAATTGAAAAATATCCAAGCGGTAGGAAAAACTTTTAATGGCTCATATTTTTATTACAGGTATTGCTGGTTTTATTGGCTTTCATCTAGCACAAAAGCTACATGAAGCTGGTCATGAAGTTTCTGGGATGGATAATTTTAATGATTACTATGATGTAACTCTTAAAAATACACGTGCTGATATTTTAGATAAAAATTATATTTTTGTTTATCGACGTAATTTACTAGATAAAAATGATACTTTCTACACTTTAAAGAATGAAAACCCAGATATGGTCATTCATCTAGCTGCATATGCTGGTGTCCGACATTCATATGATCATGCTATGGATTATATCCAAAATAATATTGTTGCTACACAGAATCTTATTGAAGTGCTTGAAGAACTTAATATCAATAAAGCAATCTATGCTTCTACTTCTTGTGTCATGGCAGGCAATCAACTACCATGGAAAGAAGATGAACCTACTGGGCATCAACTAAACCCATATGGATATACCAAGCGCACAAATGAATGTCAGTTTAAAACTTCCAAGATCAAGCAAAATATTGGTCTAAGGTTCTTTACTGTTTATGGTCCATATGGTCGACCTGATATGGCGCTATTTCAGTTTGCCGAAGCTGCTGTAAAAGGTAAAACCATCGATGTTTATAACTACGGTGATATGAAACGTGATTTTACCTATGTAGATGATATTGTGAATGGAATTGAAATCTTGATGAATCATATTTTAAATACTGAAGAATCACAAGCAGAAATCTACAACATTGGTCGTGGTCAACAAGTTCAGCTTATGGACTTTATTTCAGAGATCGAAAAGAATATGGGTCATGAAATCAAGAAAAATCTAGTACCACGCCATCCTGCTGATACACTAGAAACTTGGTCAGATACCACAAAGCTCCAAGCACTTGGATGGAAACCAAAAGTTTCTATTTCAGAAGGTGTTGCTAAATTTTGTGAGTGGTATAAGCAATATTATAAGGTGAACTAATGAAATGGCACTGGAACTATCTAAATCTTGCTAAAGAGATTTCAACTTGGTCTAAGGACCCATCCACAAAAATTGGTGCTGTTGCGGTGGGTAAACATGGTCAGATATTAGCGACCGGTTATAATGGCTTTCCTCGTAAAATTAAAGATACTGAGAAAAGACTTAATGATAAAGAAATTAAATACTCATACACAATTCATGGAGAAATGAATTGCATTTATAATGCAACGCTCACTGGTGTAAGTTTACATAAAGCAACTCTTTATGTACATGGATTACCAGTTTGCTCCGAATGTGCTAAGGGTATTGCGCAAGTTGGCATTAAGCGTGTTTTTGCTTGTCATCCAATAAATGTTAATGTTAAATGGGAACAATCAAACTACTTAAGTCAACAAATTTTCAATGAAGCTGGAATTGAATATAACAGCATAATCTCTGAAAGACAATAAAATATGAATTATGAAAATGATACATATCACTACTATAATGGTCTAAAAGCTTCTGATAATCCAGATCCACTAGATACTTCGGAATATACTTTACAACAATATAAAACTTACAAGAATACCCCAAGCATTGATTATAAATACTCTGAAGATATGATTATTCAGGATCTATCTGAGTACATTAATTGTACCTATGGTGAGCACTATAAAGCACAAGATGAAATTGAATGCTTTGATGCTTGGATTGCCCTAGGTACTGCTTCCGGCACATTTCGTGATAATGCAATGAAATATCTATGGCGATATGGCAAAAAGAACGGATCTAATAAAGATGATTTAATGAAAGCTTTGCATTATATCATGTTACTACTTCACAATGATTTTTATAAAAAGGGCTAAATGAATGGAAATTAAAATTGATATGGATGTCCTCCGCCAGAGGAAGTTATTTGTAGCCACACCCATGTACGGTGGGCAATGCGCTGGTATGTTTACCAAATCAGTAGCAGATTTAGCCGCTATTTGCTCTGCAAATGGTCTGGATCTTAGATCATATTTTCTCTTTAACGAATCTCTTATTACTAGAGCTAGAAACTATTGTGTCGATGAGTTCATGCGCTCTGATTGCACACATATGATGTTCATTGACTCTGATATTGGATTTGATCCACGAGATATTATTGCAATGCTTGCCCTTCAATCAGAAGAATCTGAATATGATGTTCTTGCAGGACCATACCCAAAGAAAACAATTTCTTGGGAAAAGATCAAGATGGCAGTCGATAAGGGTATTGCGGATGAAGACCCATCGGTTCTAGAAAAGTTTGTTGGTGATTATGTTTTCAATCCAAAAGCCAATACAACACAAGTAAGAATTGATGAACCAGTCGAAGTTTCTGAAGTCGGTACTGGGTTCATGATGACCAGACGTTCAGCTTTTGAAAAGTTTGCAAAGGCTTATCCTGATTATTCTTATAGACCAGACCATGTTCGTACCGAACATTTTGATGGTTCTCGTGAAATCATGCAGTACTTCCAAGCTGAAATTGATCCTGCTTCAAAGCGTTATCTATCTGAAGACTACTGGTTCTGCCAAAAGCTAATGGCTATCGGTGGAAAGATTTGGTATTGCCCATGGATGAAACTACAACATGTTGGTTCTTATATCTTTGGTGGATCACTTGCTGACCTAGCATCTATTGGAGCCCCTGCTACTGCAGATCCTTCTCAACTCCGTAAAGGAAAGAAATAATATTATGAATAAAGTTTATATTCTACTTGATCGTTCTGGTTCAATGGCTTCAATGTGGAAGCAAGCCATTGACGGTATCAATTCTTATGTAAGGAATATTGAAAATACCCAAATTATGATTGCTGCTTTTGATACAGTTGATTATACAGTTGTAAGAAATTGCACAAAGGAAAACTGGGATCCATTAAGTTATAATGAAATTACTCCCCGTGGTGGAACTCCACTTCTAGATGCTTCTGGTAGAATCATGTGGTCTATGCATGATTCTAAGGCTAAAAGAGCAATCTTAGTTGTAGTCACTGATGGGCATGAAAATTCATCAACCAAGTTCAAAGCATCTGAAATCAAGGACATGACTAAGAAGTTGACAACTGATTTAAATTATGATATAGTCTTCCTAGGTGCTAATTTTGATGGCATTGGTGAAGTTGCAAATAAAAATTTCGGGTGGAGTGACCAATCTAGAATGGTGCAAACCTCTGTTAGAGGATTTGGTGATGTAATGGTTGGTCTAAGCGCTAAGACCTCAGATTATTTTACCACTGGTGCAAAAGCCACTGCATTATATAATGCAGATGAATTAAGTAAAGCAAAGTCCTAATAGGAGATTATATTATATCATGAAGCTAAGTGCCCGTACTCTACATCTACTAAAGAACTTCAGCACAATCAATCCTTCCATTGTGCTGAAGCCGGGAGGGATTGCAACAACAATCTCTCCTAACAAGACTATTCTAGCCCGTGCATCCATTGGTGACGAAATTCCAAATGTTGTAGCAATTTATAATCTCAGTAGGTTTATTTCTACACTATCATTATTTGAAAATCCTGATTTGGATTTTAGTGATAAGTCCGTCCGAATTTCCGATGGAAATCGTAGTGTTGTGTATCATTATGCTGATGCATCTATTATTATGGTGCCACCTGAAAAGCAAATTAAGCTTCCATCAACAGATGCTGAATGCTTTATTACCAATAAGGACTTTCAGAATATCACAAAAGCACTTAGTGTTCTAGGTCTACCAGAAATTGCCATTGTTGGCGATGGTGAAAATATTTCACTGCAAGCAATTGATACCAAGAATCCAGCGGATACATTCAGTATTATTGTTGGTCAATCTTCAAATGTTTTTCGTGCCATTTTCAAGTCCGAAAATCTCAAAATTATGGATGGTGATTACACCGTATCTATTTCCTCTAAAGGTATTTCTCAGTTTGTTGGTACTGAGGTGTCTTATTGGATTGCGGTTGAGGCTACTTCTACTTTTTAATTGAATTGTGTGCCTAATCTTATGGATTAGGCACTTTATTATGGAGATTGTGAATGCTTGAACATATTCAGTGGGTTGAAAAGTATCGTCCAAAGAAGGTAGCAGATACCATTCTTCCGTGCGAGCTTAAGTCAATCTTTCAGGGATTTGTAAATGCTGGTAATATTAATAACATGACTCTAGCAGGCGGTGCAGGTGTTGGTAAAACAACTATTGCACGTGCCATGCTAGAGGAACTTGGTTGTGATTATATTGTTATCAACGGTTCAATGAACGGTAATATTGATACACTACGAAATGAAATTCTACAATTTGCTTCATCTGTTTCACTTATGGGTGGCAGAAAGTATGTCATTCTAGATGAGGCTGATTATCTTAACCCAAACTCTACACAGCCAGCTCTTCGTAACTTTATGGAAGAGTTTTCTAAGAACTGTGGTTTTATTCTTACCTGCAATTATAAAGATCGAATTATTAAACCACTACATTCTCGAGCACCAATTATTGAGTTTCGTATTCCAAAGAAAGAAATGCCAAAACTTGCTACACAATTTATGAAGCGAGTGGAGATGATTCTTACTACTGAGAATGTAAACTATGATAAACAGGCAGTTGTGGAAGTCATCCAAAAATTCTTCCCTGATTGGCGCCGAATCCTAAATGAACTCCAGACATACTCAATTAATGGTAAAATTGACTCTGGTATTTTTAGTTCTTTCACCACTTCCACAGTGAAGGAAGTGATTGGTCATTGCAAGACTAAAAACCTAGAAGGCATCCGTAAGTGGATTCATGATAATTCGGATTCTGATTCAACATCAATCTTTAGGGCTGTTTATGACAACTCTTGTGAACTATTCACAAAACGTTCTATTCCAGCTTTAATTTTAAAGATTGCTGATTATCAGTACAAGGCGGCATTTGTTGCCGATTCCGAGATCAATCTCATGGCTTTCTTTGTTGAAATTTGCATGGAGTGTGAATTTGTATGAGCCAAACATCAACCCTATTTGGGATTGTAGAGCATAGGGAAGAGCCAACTGAAAAATCCACCCTTAATGTGTGGACTTTCATTGGTGATATCTCAAAGGATAAACAATATCTTTTAGATGATAATACAGCACGTCTATATGAGCCATGGATTGTAAATAAATCTTTTATGGCGCATCCAGATACACTGGTGTTTGCAGAACAAGCAAATAGAATGCATCATTTAGATAAAAAGTTGCAACATGACTTCATGTTTTATTCCGTTGAAGCACGAGCCAAAAGGTATAAACCATGGCTCAAAAAGACTGAAGCTGAAAAGAAGGAGCTAAAACTCCTTCAGGATATTTCAAAAGTTGTCAGTCTCAATCTACAAAGAACCAAGCAATTTTGGAAAGTTCTTAATCAGGATCAGCGGAAAGAGTTTGTGAGTAAATTTATTACTCCGGATTCTAAAAATGATAAAAGATTATAAAAAAATAAATATATAGTCTTTTATTGTGAGGAATGACTATGACTATTTTAAATACATTTTTGGAAATAAAGCTAGCTGAAAACGAAGATTTCTTAAAGGTAAAAGAAACTCTGACTCGTATGGGTGTGGCTTCAAAGAGAGATAAGATTCTTTATCAATCTTGCCACATATTACACAAACAAGGGCGCTATTATATAGTGCACTTCAAAGAACTTTTTGCACTTGATGGTAAACCAACAGATTTTACTCATGAGGATTGCTCTAGAAGAAATACCATAGCTAGACTTTTGGAAGATTGGAATCTAATAAAAATTATAAACAAAGATATAATTGAAGATATGATTCCATTAAGTCAAGTTAAAATCATCTCATTTAAAGAAAAAGAAATGTGGACGTTAACTAGCAAATATAGCGTTGGTAAAAAGAAATTTTAATGGAAGCAATATATCATGTTTTCTTGGTTTAAAAAGAAGCCCAAACAATTTGAGAGGAAAGAACTTGAGCTTATTGCCCAAATTCTTTTCCCCTCACTTGAGACTAGAATTGATAAAGATGGAAATGTCTATCAGATAGATAAGTCAGTAGACACTAATTTGGAATCAATTTTATACGAACTTCAAGATGGCAATAATGATCGAGTATCGCATGACTCTTTAAATAGCGTCATAGGGCGACTTATTGAAGTACGTAAGATACTAGATTCCT